GTTCATTATAAGAAATATAAAATACAACCCTCTATATTTATCAATAAAAATAAGATACTGTTTGCAGAAGGTAATGCCATCAAATATATTTGTAGGCATCAAGATAAAGGAAAGAAACAGGATTTGTTAAAAGCAATCCATTATATAGAAATGATTATTGAAAGGGATTATGAAAGTACCTCTATTTGAAGCACAGAAGGAATGGGTAGAACCAGAAGAGTTTCCAGATCTTAGATCTTATGATGAGATCGCAGTAGACTTAGAAACAAGAGATCCAGATTTAAAAAAGAAAGGATCAGGTTCTGTTATAGGTAATGGAGAAGTTATTGGTATAGCTGTAGCTGTACCAGGAAGATCTTTTTATTTTCCCATAGCCCATGGCTCAGGGCCTAATATGGATAGGAAACAGGTTTTAGAATGGTTTAAAGACACCATGGCTACTCCTTCATTAAAAATATTTCATAATGCTATGTATGACGTTTGTTGGATAAGACAAATGGGTATTAAAATCAATGGTTTGATTGTAGATACAATGATTGCAGCATCATTAATTGATGAGAATAGATTTCAATATAGTTTAAATATGTTGTCTTGGGATTACCTTGGTTATGGTAAGAGCGAGGCTGCCTTAAATGAAGCAGCTAAGTCTAGAGGATTAGATCCTAAAGAAGATATGTGGCAATTGCCAGCTATGGAAGTTGGAGCATATGCTGAAAAAGATGCTGAACTTACATTAGAACTATGGCAGATGTTTAAAAAAGAAATAGTTCATCAAGACATAGAATCTATTTTTAATTTAGAAACAGATTTATTTCCTTGCCTAGTTGATATGAGGTTTAAAGGAGTAAGAGTTGATATAGAACGTGCACACAAGTTAAAACAACAACTAACAGCACAAGAGCATGAATTGTTATTAAAAGTAAAACAAGAAACAGGGATAGAACCACAGATTTGGGCTGCAAGAAGCATATCAAAAGTTTTTGATAAGCTTGGTTTACCTTATGACACAACAGAGAAATCATCGGCGCCATCCTTTACTAAAAATTTTTTACAGGAACATCCTCACCCTATAGTCCAAATGATTGCAAAAGCAAGAGAAATAAATAAAGCACATACAACATTCATTGACACTATAATTAGATACGAACACAAAGGACGTATTCATGCTGAGATTAATCAAATTAGATCTGATCAAGGTGGAACCGTAACTGGAAGATTCAGTTATAATAATCCTAATTTACAGCAGCTTCCAGCAAGGAACAAGGATCTTGGACCTATGATTAGATCTTTATTCTTACCTGAAGAAAATCATACGTGGGGTTGTTTTGATTATTCACAACAAGAACCAAGATTAGTTGTACACTATGCTTCTCTATATAAATTTCCATCTGTGTATGATGTAGTTGATTCTTATAAAGAAGATCCTAATACAGATTTCCACCAAGTAGTTGCTGATATGGCAAATATTCCAAGATCTCAAGCTAAGACTATTAACTTAGGTTTATTCTACGGTATGGGTAAAGCTAAATTACAAGCTGAACTTGGTGTATCTAAAGAAAAAGCTGCAGAACTATTTGAACAGTATCATGCTAAAGTTCCATTTGTTAAACAATTAACAAATGCTGCTTCTAATAGATCTCAAGAGCGTGGACAGATAAGAACTCTCCTTGGTAGGCTATGTAGGTTCCATTTATGGGAACCTAATAGCTTCGGTATGCATAAAGCTATGCCTCATGAAGAAGCACTCCAGGAACACGGACCAGGGATTAAAAGAGCTTATACATACAAAGCTTTAAATAAATTAATTCAAGGATCAGCAGCTGACATGACAAAGAAAGCTATGTTAGAATTATATAAAGAAGGTATAGTTGCTCATATTCAGATTCATGATGAATTAGATTTATCTGTTGAGTCTCCAGAACATGCAAAAAAAATAATTGAAATTATGGAAAATGCAGTACAGTTAGAAGTTCCTAATAAAGTAGATTATGAATCCGGTGAAAACTGGGGCGATATATATGATTGATCATGTCTTACTTAAATGCTAACATACCACCAATTTATTGTAACATAAGAAGGGAGTATTTGTATGATCTTAAACAACATCACGGAGAAACTGAAAATTGTGTGGTCTTTGGTATTGCGAGCATACCTGGCCGTGCAATATTATTCCATTGTGTACTTGAATCGGGTGCAGTCTATTTCAGATTACCTATCAGCGCTTTTATTCAAAAAGGATTTGATCGCAGAAACGTCCCAGATCAAAATCTCAAAGATCTTGAACTATGGAATTCATTTAGTTATTTTCCTAGCATTATCTGCTTTGATTTTTTAAAAGGACAATCTTGTAAATATTTTAGTAATGGTGAAACACATAATGCAGAATATTTATTTACAGTTGACTGGGCGCATCCAGATGCTAATATCCTCAATACAGAACATTCCGAAATGGTTTCAGAACATAAGTGTGCTCATGTTCTCAAGCTTATTAACGGTAATTTCGCTGCTCAGCCTAACAATCGCATTCTTTGGAATGTGTCTAATTTTACTAATTATTCAGGGGTACCAGACTATAAAGTCCAAACTACTGAATGGAATGTTGAAAATAAAGGTTGGATAACGGAAGATTCTGATAAAATGTTTTACAATGTGGAGGAAAAATGAGTAGTGAATTTAAATTAAGTGATCAAACAAATGTATCATTGCCTGTTAAAAATATAGTAGCAATTATATCTGCTATTGTTGTAGCAGTATGGACTTATTTTGGGATCGTTGAAAGATTAAATAGACTTGAAACAAATGAAAAGTTAATGGCTCAAGATCTTTTAAAAAAAGCAGAACAAACTCCTAAAAATCAAGAGATGTATATGTTAATAGAATATCAAGCCAAAGCTTTAGATAAACATTCTAAACAATTAGAAGAAAATGTTCACACCAAAGTTGTTATTCAACATCTTGAGAAAAAAATAGAAAAATTAGAAAAAGAATTAGATACCTTAAGAGGTAAATAATGATTGAAACAATATTTGCATTACTTATGTTTCTTAATGGAAAATTAGAAAACTATTCTCCAAAAGCTACAGTTGCAGATTGTTTAGAACAAAAAAGAAAAGTTGAAAGAGATGGAAATCCTAATTCAACACAATGGCAATGCAAAGAAATTAAAGCTGTTGTAGAAGTAGATAAATTCGGTGTTAAAAGAATCAAAGAAATCAAACAAGACTAATTGTATTAACAATACAACAGCTGGATGCTGTTTATTAAATCATTGTAAATGCTATGACAACAAAGACTATGTTAATATGGAAGTATTTGATAATAGCCCTAGTGGCATTCTTGCTAGGTACATTCTTTCCGAACCCGATAGCGAAGAAGAAGACAGAAAACGCCATTATCGCCTTGGCTAAAAGCCTAGGGTTTGGACCTCCAAGGTTTGAATATCACAATAATCAAGAATTCGTCGAGTCCCTTAAAAAATGCATCTCTTACCTAAATTTTGACATCCCAACAAGCAAACACATAAATACGGAACTTATAGTAGCCCAAGCTATTGTTGAATCTAATTATGGGACCTCAAGGTTTGCAATTGAGGGGAATAATTTGTTTGGTATAAGGGTATGGTCAAAAGAAGGTATGTTACCATATAAACAGCCAGATCATATAGAATGGCGTGTAAGAGTCTTTAAAAACAAGTGCGAATCTGTTAAGTATTACATAGAAATTCTAAATACAAAACAAGTGTATGCAGAATTTAGAAAAGCTAGAGACATGTCATTTAATAAAGATCCTATCCGAATGGCAAAAGCATTAGATAGTTTTTCTACAAACAAAGAATATGAGAAACACGTAATAGAGGTTATTAATAAATTAAGAAATGTTACTAAGTGAAAATTTTAGTTTAGATGAATTAACAAAGTCGCAAGAAGCTATTCGTTTAGGTATTGAAAACGAACCTAATGATGAACAAGTTGGAAACTTAATTCTACTTTGTAAAAATATATTACAACCTGTCAGAAATCATTTTAAAAAAGTTGTGTCAGTATCTTCAGGCTTTAGATCAGCAGCGCTTTGCGAGGCGATAGGATCGAGCAGCAAGAGTCAACATACGAAGGGCCAAGCAGCTGACTTTGAAATATTTGGCATACACAATAGAGAATTAAGTGATTGGATCGTCCAAAATCTTGATTACGATCAATGTATATTAGAATTTTGGAACCCTAATGACCCTAACTCAGGATGGGTTCATTGCAGTTACAATGATAATGGTAATAGAAAACAATATCTAAGAGCTAGTAAAGTAAATAATGCAGTGATATACTATCCGATGTAATGAAATTTAAAGATTTTAATTTATCATCATTGATAGTTCACGGAATTTGCCCTCATTGCAAAGAAACAACTGCTTTAGTTTCAATAGAAGAAAATATTTACAAATGTGTATCTTGTGGTGATGAAGTAGAACAATATGTAAATGGTGTAATTAAATATCTACCAATAACAAAGAAAGGAAGAAAACAACTATATGGCACGGAAAGTTAATCTTGGAAACGGTAAATTTATTGAACAAACAAATAAGAAGCGCCCCGGTAGGCATTCTAAAAGACCTAATAAACATAATTCTAGAAAAAAATATAACGGTCAAGGAAGAAAACAATAACTTGACATTTAAAATAATTTAGTCTAAAATCCTACATTATAAACAAAATAGAAAGGTTATAAATGACTGACTTTAGTAAATATAAAAACATAACTGTCGACAACGACACTTATTCGAAAATCAGTAAACTCCAAAGTAAAATGGTTTCTGATGATCTTAAAATAAGTCGTAGTCAAGTTGTTAGAGCGTTAGTAAATGAGAAAGTGAGAGAATTAGGAAATGGTAAAACCACTACTAAATAATATAAACGTCCAACTTGAAGAACAGGTAAAATCTCCTGAACAAAGACTTTGGAGGGCTGTTCTTGCTCAAGTTATGTATGATCTATTATCTGAAACAAAAGATTTAGATGAAGATGGACATAGAATGCTAGCTGAATGCTGGGTATCTAGTAAACACAAAGACTTTGTTGATGTATGTAGAAATGCAGGATTTGATCCTAACTATGTATTTGACAAGGCACATAAATTACTGAAACCAAAAAAATTAAAAAAATCAGGAATTGTGTGGAACTACAGAAAGATAACAATAAATGACCGAGAAAACAATCTGTCCTAAGTGCAAAGGTAATGGATACATTACTGTAAGACTCCAGGGTGAAAAAGAAGATGTTTATAAAGACTGTAAATATTGTAATAACCAAGGAGAAATAAAAAATAAAGACCTAAAAAAATATATGAACTATGAAAGGATGCAGCAATGAATGACAAAGGTCCCAATGATCTTGAAAGGATAATAGAAAATTTAAAAAGATCTAACTTTAGACTTCAAGAAGAAAATCTTATGTTAAAAAAAGAAATAGATTTTTTACGTGAAGAAATACAAGCTGGAAGAATAGAACTAATGAAAGGAAACAACTAATGACACTAGGTAGTTATAAAAAAGCAATGGCTAAATTATTAAAAGCCTATCACA